CAATGTTAGGGTTCATTATATTCCAGGAGCGATAATATGCCAATAAAAAATAAGAAAACCAAGCCTGAAAATGGTGTTTGGGAGAATTTCCCTTATAAGGAAAATAATTCTCAACACGATTCAAGGTTAAATATCTTTTTGGAATTTGGTATCGCACATCATTTATTACAAGAGTCAGGCGTAAAGCCTCTTTCTGTATTAGTTGATGCGTTAGATCTGTATTGTACAAATGATCAAATCACTAAAATACGTGATTATTTTCAAAGTGCTTTACGACTAACCAAAGGTCTATACTGAACTGCACGTGTTTCTAATCGGGCACCTTATATAGGAATTATTTATGTTGAAATCATTTTATGAATACGTTGAAAGAACTTGCATGGCTTCTAATTTTAGTCAACGCGATGTGCGAAATAGGATTAGAAATCACCTCAAGCTTGTTGAAGGGATTGAAAATTTCCCCACTAGACTTGAGTGTGCTACTAAACTATCTTCACTTAGCAATGCTGAATTAGTTGCTTATGACGAGTACCTAAACTGTACCATTAATGCGTTTCAATTTCGTAATCTTCTAAAAGAAGGTGACCGTTTTTCGGAGAAGCTTCCATATGACAATCGGTAGCATCGTATCTGATAATCGCGTTATTCATTCCGGCACGTGTGGCTCAGCCTATATTGGTGAGCGTTTTGCACGTGTATGGAATGGAGCGGATCGGGTCGAAGGCGAGGCTGTCATCGATCATCCTTATTTGACCACAATCGCTTCATCATACAACCCGGAGATCACTTGGCGTGATGTTTCGGCTCCAGTTCATCTCTACACCGGTTCGGTGCAGTCGTGTTTTGGTGTCGGTCCATTTGCTAGTTTATCTTGGTCTGATAATGATGATTTAAAGCTTTATAATAAAGCAGCGAAGAAAATACGTGGTAGTGATTTCAATCTTGGTAATTTTGTTGGCGAAAGCCATCAAACTATATCTTTGATTGCGAATACAGCTACTCGTATCGCGAAAGGCCTTCATTATCTTCGAAACGGCAATTTTTACAAAGCCGCTAAAGAGTTTGGGGGGCCCCGCATAAAACATGGTCACGTTTTAAGTCAAGTTGTTCGGAAGAAAGGTATTCTGTTGAATGCGACTGATTACTCAGATCTCATTCTTGAATACCAATACGGTTGGAAGCCTCTTTTGGAGGACGTCCACGGTTCCGCTCATACGTTGGCAAATAGGCTTAATATGCCTTTTAAGACGCGTTATAAGGTGTCACGTGCGTTAAGAGTACAAGAGATTACGACGGGTGAAGGTGGTGTGAAATTTAATTCTGCCACTTCTCGTCGCGTTTCTTTAATTGTTGTGTTAAAAACACAACCTACTCTCTCGACGACTTTGCACTTAAATGATCCATTATCTGTTGCGTGGGAAGTTATGCCGTGGAGTTTTATTGCTGATTGGTTCCTTCCAATCGGTGATTATCTCGGCGGTTTTGATTTCTTCCGTAGCTTTGACATTGATTATATAGTGCGCTCTGATAAGGAAGTGAAGAATACAGCGTTTCATAGCCAAGGTCCCAATTATATTATTAACGGGGCTGAAAGCTATTATGAACGAAACGTTCAATTCTCTCGTTTTATCTTATCATCTCCGTCAGATTATCGAAACTTACCA